AAAAAAATATAAAAAAATATAAAAGTTTAAAACGGTTACATAAATTAATTTAAATGAATATAATAATTAAAAATAAAGATGTATTAGATAACAAAGTAAAAAAAATAGATATACATAAAAAATTAAAAAAAAAATTAGATTATTTTATTGAAAATCATAAAATACCACATATTATATTTTATGGAAATTGTGGAACAGGGAAAAGATATATATTAAATTACTTTATTAATAAAATTTATGATAATGATAATAATAAAATAAAAGAATATGTGATGTATGTTAATTGTGCACATTGCAAGGGGATTAGATTTATAAGGGATGACATAAAATTTTTCGCAAAAAGAAATATGCAGAATAACAATGGTAAAATTTTTAAAAGTATTATTTTATTTAACGCAGAAAAATTAACAACCGATGCACAATCTGCTTTAAGAAGGTGTATTGAAAATTTTAGTCATAATACTCGTTTTTTTATAGTTATTGAAAATATCGATAATTTATTAAATCCAATATTATCAAGATTTTGTAATATATATATTCCATATCCAAAAATAGAAAATAAGAAAAAAAATTTATTTAAAATAAAAGAAAAAAATGATATTGAAATAAATTTTAATAAAAAGAGAGAATTATGGTTAAAAAAAAAAATATCAAATAAAAAAACATTTAGCAATTTAATTAATTTAACTGATTTTATAAATGAGCTATATAATAAAGGTTTTTATGCTTTAGATATAATAAAATTTATAGAAAAATCTGAAAACGATGATAAATATAAATTTTTACTTTATTTTGATAAAATTAGAAAAGAATTTAGAAATGAAAAAAATTTAATGTTTATTTATTGTTATATATTTTTTATGCGGAAAAACATTAATTTAGAAAATATATTAACAATGTAAAAAATGGACGATTATAACCTTAATGTTTTATCTGAAGCAAAGAACGAATATTCTTCACGTTTAATTAATATATTATCGCCATTAGTTATTCAAGGTATTAAATCTATTTTTAACGAAGCACTCGATTTATGTATTCAAAATGAAGAGGGAGATAAATATTTAATGACTTTTCAAAATTTTCTTTCAAGGGTTCCGCGTTGGAATACGAATATAATTACAGAGGAAAAAAATAGAATAATAAAAGAAAGTAAATGTAATTATTTAGAAGATTTATTAACATGTGTTCATATAACTCAAGTTAAAATTCTAACCAGTATTCGAGTTTCAAATAATCAAAAAAAAATAGATATTGATATTCCTAGTTTAAATGATTTTATTCATAATGTTTATATTAATTTTTCTAGAAAATTATATAGTAATATTTATTTATTTGAAAAGGACATCATGCCTTTAGATTATCAAAAAAATATGAGAGAATGTGATATTTTATGTAGAGAATCTATTTTAAATGTAATTAGAGAATCTATGCCCATTGAAAATATTTTAAGAGCATATATGGATGAAACAATTCATGAAGAAATAATCGAAGAAACACTGGAAAAACAAGTAGATAATGAAGAAGCCGAAGATATGTTAGAAGAAGTAAAGAAGAATTTAGAAAAATCCAGTGAAACAACTATTAATAAAATAGATAATGAAATTAATATTGAATCACCTGAATTAAAGAAAAACGAAGAAACGAAAGAAGCCGATGCCGCCAAAGAAGCCGCAGCCAAAGAAGCCGCTGAAGCCGCCGATGCCGCTGAAGCAGCCGAAGCAAAACAGACAAAAATAGCGGAACAAACAATAAAAGAATTAGATGAAAGTGTTAAAAATGAAATAAAAGAAGAAGCTGAAAAAAATATTGAAAACGAAATAAAAAATGATAAATTATTTTCTAGCAATGAAACAACTGAAGATACAAACACGATAAAACCAGATAAAAAAACAGTTATTTCTTTTAATGATGATGATGATGTATTGGATATGGGAACAAATAAGTCATCAGTGGTGCATGCTCCAAAAACAGAAAAAAGATTAGAAGAAATTAGTAGAATCGCAAATGAAAAAAGAAAAGAAGAGGAAGAAGATGATTTTGATGATGATTTTGATGATGGACCATTAACAATTTCAAGTGAAAATGTTACTTTAGATATAGCCGATTTACAAGATATTAGCCCAACAAAAAAAATGAACAAAGAAACTCTTTTAGGTGATATTGAAGTTTTATCTTAATTCGTTATAAATAGTATGTTTTAAAATATTATTTATATAAAATGACATTTTTTAATGGATTAATAATAAGTTCTCTTTTTTTAGTTATAAAATTTATCGAAATTAGGTTTATAACAAAAAAAGAAGTTCCACCGAAAATTTTATTAAGAGATTCAGTTGTTGTTTATATCTCGGTTATATTGGGATATTACTTATTGTCACAATTTGGAAGTGATTCACCACTTAATAAAAAAATTGTTGAAGTATTTACAGATTCACCTACCTTTTAAAAATTTTAAATATATGATGGCATTTTTTCAACATTAATTATTGGTGCTTTTTTTCCAATTTTTTTTTTACTGCTAATAAATTTTTGAAATAAAGGTCTCGTTAATTGGGATTCAGGTGTATTTTTTGTGCATTTTCTTGTAATCATTTTATATAATTTAAAATCTGGATATCTTTCCTCACCATTTTTTTTATATAAAATATTTTTATTATTATCATCCGTTATCCAATCTGTTATTAATTTTATCAATGATTTATTACTGTCGTTTTCGACATCTTCAACATAATGGTCATATAAAGAACAACCTAACCTCGTTAAATCAAAAGCTTTATTTGGTTTAATTTCTTTTTTATTTTTATTTCTAAAAACCGAAAAATTATATTGACCCGATGCTTCACCTTTATTATAAAAACAATCACTAGATATTTGTTTATCCTTGAATTTATAAATAGCTCTTCCAAAATCAATTATTTTATATATTTTTCCATAAGTTGGAACTCTATAATATTTATCATTGTAATAATAATTTATATATTGCTTTTCGGTTTTTTGAAACATAATATTATTTGTATGTAAGTCATTGTGTGTAAAATCAAACATTTTTTGATAAACTATTAAAGTCATTATTACTTGAAACAAACAAGAAATTACCTCTCTATCTTTAATTTCTGTTTCTTCTAACAAATAATCCATTGTATTATCTAATTTCTCCAAACATATTACTTGACATGGAAAATTAAAAATGTTTGCATATACATTTGTTAATTCATTTGTTATATCTGAAAATTCGTCATCTTCTTCTTCGTCCTCTTCGTCCTCTTCATTGCTGGTATCTGAAATACGTGAGGAACATTCACTATTTGTTTTATTATCTGAAACATTTTCTATTTCATTTTCTCGTTTATAATCAATATTTGTTATTTTAATATCATTTAAAAATAAATTATGTTTTTCAATGTTTTCCTTTGTTAATTCTTCAAATACCCCATCATAAATATCATTATCAATACTTTCTATTTTTATTTCCTCATTATTTCCTATATCTATTTTTGTTCTATTTTTTCTTGTATCGTCATCCATTAATTCCTCGTTTATTTCATCGGTTCTAAATAAAATATTTCTATTTTTATGAAAATAATCATAATCATATAAATATTCCAATTCATCGGTTATATCAAATTTAAAATTTTCTTTTATTCCTAAAAAAGAACCATAAAAATCTATACCATGTATAAATTTATATGTATTTAATAATTGACTGGTTAAATATGAAAAAAATGAATCAATATACGCGGAATTATCATGACAATTAAATTTTTTTAAAATATTTTTACTATTTAATTTAGGAAGATTATGGATAATATTTTGCGATATATCTTTATATTTTCCAGCCATGTATTTGCTTGGGTCAATTAAAGGAGAGTATTTAAAAAAAGCATCTTTTGAATGATTTGTATTATTTGCATCATTTGCTTCAACTAATATCTTAAATTTATTTTCACTTTCTTGATTTTTTATTTTTTTTATTGAATATTTATTATTTAAATTTATTTTATTATCATTTGTTTCGTTAAGAGAGAAAAATCTTGAATATATTGGAATATAATTTTGCATTTCCGTTATACGATTTTCCGAATTATCTAAAAAAAATTTAAATAATTCTTTATTATTATTTTTTTTATAAAAAATATCAAACATTATGTTTTATTTTATTAATATTTTTTTTTGTTTTTAACTTAAAAAAATATTAAAAACAAAAAACTTGAATTTTTAATACTTGCGTCTTTTACAATATATAATTTACTTTTTAAATAATATATGAATTTAGAATTGAAAAAATTTGATATGAGAAAAATTAGTTTTGACCCTAATTCAACACAAGGCCCTGTAATTGTTTTAATTGGAAGACGTGATACGGGTAAAAGTTTTTTAGTAAGGGATTTGCTTTATTATCATCAGGATATTCCAATTGGGACTGTCATTTCGGGAACTGAAGCTGGTAATGGTTTCTATGGAGAATTAGTGCCTAAATTATTTATTCATGATGAATACAATAGTGCTATTATTGAAAATATATTAAAAAGACAAAGAATTGTATTAAAACAAATAAAAAAAGAAAAAATAGCGTATGGTAAATCGAACATAGATGCAAGGGCTTTTGTTATTTTAGATGATTGTTTATATGATAATAGTTGGAGTCGCGAAAAAGTCATGCGATTATTATTTATGAATGGAAGACATTGGAAAATTATGCTCGTTATTACAATGCAGTATCCTTTAGGTGTTCCTCCAAATCTTCGAACTAATATTGACTATACATTTATTTTAAGAGAACCATATTTAACAAATAGAAAACGTATATATGAAAATTATGCTGGTATGTTTTCTACGTTTGAATCATTTTGTCAGGTAATGGACCAGTGCACTGAAAATTATGAATGTCTTGTAATTTCAAATAATGCAAAATCTAATAAGTTGGAAGACCAAATTTTTTGGTATAAAGCCACATCGCACAATAAATTTCGTTTAGGTTCAAAAGAATTTTGGGAAATGTCCAAAGACCTAAATTCTGACGATGAAGAAGAACAATATGACCCAAAAGCTATGAAAAAGGGGCCACAAATTAACGTTAAAAAAAATAAATGGTAAATTTTTAAAATAGCCATATAAATCACAATGGATATTGTTTATACTTATTGTAACAGAAATATTCTTTTTTCAATAAATATTTTATTATTAGAAAAAAATATGCCATGGGTTAGAAATATATTTTTAGTTACAAAATATCAAAGAATAAATGCTTTAAAAAGAGAATTAAAAAATTTAAAATATTCTTTCAGAAAAAAATGCAAAATCATACGACATACAGAAATAATACCAAAAAAGTATTTACCAACAAAAAAAGATAACTCCGCACCAAAAATAATTGAATGTTATTTACATAATATTAAAGGATTAAGTGAAAATTATTGTTATTTTAATGACGACACCTTTGTTATAAAACCTATTAAGGAAAGTGATATTATGGGTAAAGCATTTTGTATTCCTTATGATTTCAAAAAGGTCAATCATTATAATAGAAAAAAATGGGGAATGCCATACTGGTGTGCAAATTTATTATCTTCAAAAATTTATAAAAAAATAACAGGAGAAAAAATGATTTATATGGATACACATCAAATATGTCCATTAAAGAAAAGTTCAAGTGAAAAAGTATTCGATTTAGCCAAAAAATCTATAGAAAATTCGATTGAAAAAAATATAAAAAGTGGGAAAGATTGTAGATTAATCGCAGCGAGATTTACATTATTATCAATGAATTATGCAATATATGCAGGTAAATTAAAACCTAGTGATAATAAAAAAGAATATAGATATTTAAATGCAGGGTTGTATATGGAAAAAAATAATATAAAACCTTTTACTGATGTTTTAAAAAATAATAATATATATTTTATTTGTGTAAATAATTGTTGTGGAAAAAAATATAATAAAAAAATAATAAGTTTTTTTCAAAATTATTTTTAGTTTTCATTTTTTAATGTTTTATAAAACATTAAAAAAATATTAAAAAATTCTAATCCCTCGTCCCATCTTCATTAAATTTACGCTTACTTTTATCCCTCTTTGTATTAACAATATTTTCACCTTCAAATAATTCTTTTTGAATATCAGCAGTTGTAATTTCTTCCTTTAATCCAAATGATTCTTCAATGGTATTGTTAATACCAACAAGATTACCATTCTCATCAATATTTTGCGTTAATTTATTTCCAGTTTTTTCAGCCAATTTAATATTTTTCTTTATTGCTTTTTCCTTTGTCTCTCTCACTCTTTTATCAAATTCCACTTTAGCATATTCCTCATTCTTTATTTTTTCACTCATTAATTGGTTTAATTGTTCTTCGAGATACTCAACCCTTCCTGTTTTATAAGCATCTGGCTCCCATGGCATCCACATTCCAACCGGACCGACAAAAACATTATGGTTTGGGTCTACCTCGCGCAGCAACTTACAGCGAAGTTCTGCCTCACCCTGTGTAGAATAAGAACCTCTAATTTTAATACCTCGTGTACTTGTTTGGAAATTTTGAGCTTCCGAAAAATCATTTTCTAATCTTTCCTCATTTGCATCAACGAAATTTTTATAAGCATCTTTAACGTAATTAGAGTCAAAAGTTTCACTTTCACTCTTAAGATATTCATTAAAATCTTCCGTTAATTTTTCAAATTTCAAATTATATTTATAGCCTATAAAATTTAAAAATTGAGTAAATTTCTTTACAGATTTTGTCATATCAAAATCTTTTAGGAATTCTTCAAAATAAAAGTGTTCTTTTTGTTTCAAGACATTTTCCGGTGAAATAAAAGAAACACAAACAAACTTTTGTCCAGAAATTGGTTTATCTTCTTCGAGTAAATCTACATATTTTGGGTTTTCACTACCGTCATCACAGGTTTTTCTTGTAAAATTCATATCCGTACTCATATATATTTATTACTATTTTTACTATTTAAGTTTTTTTGTAACTATATTATTTTTTTCTAATTTATTATTATAAATATGTTTGAAAATTTAATGGCATCTTTAGATTTAGGAGAATTAATGCGACGAGCAGTAAAATACATTGTTGAAGGTATCATGGTTGCTATTGCCGCTTATGCTATCCCAAAGAAATCACTCAATCTTGAAGAAGTTCTTCTTATTGCATTAACCGCTGCCGCTACATTCTCCATCCTCGACACATATGTTCCTTCCATGGCTGTCTCCGCCAGGTCAGGTGCCGGTTTTGGTATTGGTGCTAATCTTGTTGGTTTCCCGGGTGGATTATAAACTTTTTAGAAAAAAGTTTTGACAAAAAACAAACTTTTTAGAAAAAAGTTTTGACAAAAAACAAACTTTTTAGAAAAAAGTTTTGACAAAAAACAAACTTTTTAGAAAAAAGTTTTGACAA